TGAATAATATTTGTCTCCTAACACATATGGAAACTGTGGTACTTGATTGCTATCAATAGTTAGAAAATATGCATAAGTTCCTTCTGGAAAATCTGGAGTAATACAGAATCTTCCATTGTTCTCATCTAAAGAACCACTCTTGTGATTGTATTTGTAGTCATTGACAAAAGATCCCAATGCATAGTTTCTTTCAGCAGGTCCATTTTCACGATCCAATTTAATAGAATAACTAGAAGTCATTCTTTCAATGGATGATTGTGAATCTAAAGGATCTGAATGTCCAAATGGTCCATAAATTGGGTTTCCATCATAAGCAAAACCTATGATAGGTGAGTGAGTCTTAATTGTTGGTTCTGTATCTGCGCTGTTTAAGTTATCGTTAAGTGCAATTCTTAATGATTTTGGATTTGCAACTTGTCCATATCCATATTCCAAAACGTTATTATAATTCGCAAAAGAATATCCAAATTGTGTATCTAATTCTTCTTTTATTTTTTCAAATCTATTTTTGACCCATTCTTTTAATAAAGGTGTTGCAGTTGCATCTTCACCAACTGCAACAATTTGAACTTCGATATTTTTTTGTGTATAAAGAGTTCCACCAAAAACTTTATTTAATTCAGTAATTTTTCCATCGGTATCAACAACAGAAGTATACTCAGCAAACCTACCTCTACCAACTTTGTCTCTTATTACTACAGTTGGTGGAGATGAATAGAATTTACCAGGATCATCAATTACAATACTAGTTACTTCTCCTCCTGTTACAACAGCAGTTGCTTTAGCACCTCTTCCTGATGTAATTTCGATAGTTGGTGTTCTTAAGAAAGTGTCATTAGTATCAACTACGATGCTATCAACAACATTACCTGTCAGAAATGATCTTGCTTTATTTGGAAGACCATCAATCAACACAAAAGGAGGATTTACATAATTTCTGCCCCTTGTATTAACAAGGATTTGTTCTAGTTTACCAAAACGAATACTCTCTTCATCTTTATAACCATAAACAGGAACACCATTAAGGAGGATACCAACATCTCTATTTGGTGTTTTATAGATCTCAGTGGTTGTTGCAGGAACTTTTCTTATGATTCTAAGAAGTTTCTGATCTAACATAGTTTCAGAAACTGTGCTACCATCAAAAATATTATATGATGGATAACTAGAACTTGTAATATAGTAGTATTGATCATCTGCAAAAATAGCAGAGACATCTGTAGATACACCTGCTAGTGCATTCTGTACAGATGCATTGGTTGTTGAACTAACAGATGCACCAGTTCCAAGAATCCATCTTGGTTGATTAGTTCCGGTCTGTACAATTCTAGGATCAGATGTTTCAAATCCAGGATTTGAAATCTGTAGTTTATCATCCGTAAATGAGTATGGTTGTTTATCTGATGGTACTGCATTATAAACAACACCAAGGGTTAATAATTTTACACTAGATCCTTCAATTATAACCGGTCTGTATACAGGAGTTCCTTGTGTGTGATTTACCGGAAGGTCTCCTCTATTCTTAATAATAAATTGAGTTATATTTTTGTCATCAAACTCAATAACTTCTTCGTCAATGAGGATGCTACCTACAGATTCCCACCCTATGGTAGAAGCTACATCAATTCTACTTCCTTCTCCGGCAGAATCACTAAATGTTTTTTCTAATCTAGTTTTGGTTGATACATTAAACGATCCGTTTACTGTCTCTGGTGCTAATACAATATTCCAGATAACTTCATTGTCTGACGTGCCATCTGGATATACATTATCTACAGTAGCATCAGCATAAGGATACTCATCTGTTAATGCTTGAGTAATCTTTTTACCAATTAAATCTTTTGGATTACCTGATACAACTTTGACTTTCAATGCATATACACTAATCCAATCAGATTCCGAAGACTTATATGTAAAATCTTTTGGGTTGTATACTTCTGGTTTGTTCTCAACATCTTTTGCAATAATAGTGTTAAAAACAAATTTAATGGAACTACTAGTTCCTTTTGATTTGTAAAACTTTTTAATATTCTTGATAAGAGTTCTCTTATCAACATCACCTTTCAGATATTTCTCTGGGAAAGAACCTAAGTACTGACTCTCGAAGTTTTTAACTAATGCATATAAGAATAAATTACTGACATTATAAACCGTTGCACCAGATTGATGTGCAGATGCATCAGTACTGACAAAATCAGATGAATCATATAGATCGCCTAACGTGGTATTACCACTTACACCTCTAGAACAATTCTGTAGTTGGGTATCTGTACGAGATTCGTAAAAAACAATCTCATCATTTATTCTTACATACCCGTTCTTTGCCGGGAATGATTGAGCATCATCAAGAGTGATAGTATTGTCTGTGCTAGAAATAGAACTAGCAAGAGTATTATTTTGTGTTAAAAGATTTTTTTCGTAAAAATCAATATCTGCATATTTTTGAATATTATTAATAATATCCAAAGTGCCACCTTGCACTTCCTGTTGTTCGTAATACTTCCGAACGAACTTACTAAAAAGTTCATATTCGGTAGTAATAAACTCAGGAAGCTGGGACTCAATCAGAGTAGAAATTCTTTTGGTCTTAACAGCAGCCATTTACTTTACTCTTTGTATGCAGTGAACGAGGAATTAGCAACGTCAACATCAAGATAGACCTCACGGAGTGCCTTGATATCATTGGAAAGTGGTTTTACTCTTAATGAAATGCGATTGTCAAAATAGGTGCCCTTAATAATAGTTAGAGCATACATTTTTAGTTCACCTTCTACATAATCAATATCGCCAACATCACTGTCTAGAACAACTTTCTCACCTGTTACGGTATCTAGTCTATATAGGACAATTTTACCGGACCTATCTTCAAGATAGACATCAAAATTAGGGTATTCAGTGACTCTAAAACCAGTAGATGACAGGACCGGATCATCACAATCAGTTTCAAATTCATTTTGAAAACATACCTCATAATAGAAGGTAGAATTGAGAGTAGGATAGAAATCCTTTCTCATCATGACAGATGTTAGATTTGAATTAACAGAACGATCTGTATCGTCAATCACACCAACTACTTTACTGTATCTAAACTTGCCGTTAAATTTTTCTGTATCAGATGTATCAAGATAAGACTGAACCGAACCAATTACTTTATCTCTAATCTGTGCAGGTGTTTCGTCTGTAGTTAAACTATTGTAAAAAATCTTGCTGGTCAGTTCAACATAAAGAATCGAAGGATCTAAAATAACTGGTTGTACAGAAGCAACCATATATTTCTTTAACTTATCTGTGATATCTTTTTTTGTTAGTGAAGTTAAGAACGCAGCATCATTGGGTTTCAATACAATGAATACTTTTCCATATTCTGGGGGAACCTGATCTTCTCCACCAAAAATAATAATATCGCTAGTTGATGGATAAATGTTGCGAACAATAGCACCATAATCTTGTGCTGTTACTGCACGATCTTGTGCTCCATAAGATTTTGGTGCATTGAATTTAATCTTTGCAGTTGTCTCAATCTCTTCACCACCACTGGAAGGAACTACATTTGTGATAGATGTTGAAACACTTTGTGGTGATGCTCCATTCACATTTTCTAATACGCCAGAAAATATAAACGTTCTGACTCCATTAGATTCCGAACCATTTGTTTTGATATAAGAAACTTCAACCCTAGCACCGTTTTCTAGTTTCTTACCTAAAACACCATCACCTAAGATAAGTTGATATCTCTCATCTTCAACTTCGTCTAAAAAGACAACTTTAGAGTTGCCGTCAACTTCTAATATGTTATTTGTAATTTGATACAACTCATTAAAACCACTACCAGTTGGGAATACCTTAACTTCAATAGTGTTTGTATCTATCTTGTCATTATCAAGAACGAATTTTTGATTCTTTAGTGATGTATTAATTGTAAATGTATTAACAATCTGTGTTCCTTCATAAACAGGAACATTAGTAAATGTCGCTACATCATTAGATACTTGTGCCTTCGCATCATTTAGTACAACATACTGATATAAAGTATTGTCGTAATTTGCAACAAATCCTGTTCCCTTCTTTAATATGAGTTCTGTATCGCTCGTGGAATTTGAATATGTTGCAGTAAAAGAAATATAAGCGACTGGGGCAGTAGCACTCTTCGGTCTGTATCCTAACTGCTTCGCTAGAGATACTACGTTGTCCCTCAAGGTCGCTGAATCAATGAATAGTTCATTGACTACCATATTGGTATTGAACGCCGTATAATACGTATTATAGGCAAGTGTGTCTACGAGAGCTGACAGTGCAGATCCCTCAAAATCATAATCAGTAAAATCTGATGTCGCTCTGAGATAATCTTTCAGAGCTGACTTGATATCTTCAAAGTCTAAGTTGGCAACCTGAGTATAAGGCATTATCGTGTACGCTCTAAGAAGAATTCGACTGCTACTGGTGCGTCATCTCTACCAACAATTGTATAGAATAGTTCAATCATATAACCATTGTTTTGTTCATCAACAATAGCATTAACGTTATCAATACTGATTCTTGGTTCGTATTTACGAATTACATCAACAATTTGTGATCTGATAGTACCAGCAGTTGCATAATCTAAAGGTTCAAATAAAGATCTGCGAACATCACAACCTAAATCAGGTTGAAATGGTCGTTCTCCTTTGTTTGTAAGAAGTAAAGCAGTTATTGCCTGAACAATAGCTGCCTTATCTTTTACTACCACTAAATCATCACTTACCGGATGTTTTTTAAAGGTAATACTCAAATCTTTGAATGTCTCAAAGGTTGGCATTTAGACACAGTAATAGGCTGTTACTATTTATCACTTACCAACGAATCCATCCGCCCACTCTTGGGAATCAAAAACTTCTTCGTTCTTTGCTTTGTTGCGGTTGCGCTTTGCTGACATGTTCAGATACTTATCACTATCAGTCTCTGTGATGAGTGTCATACCTTCGTTAACAAAGTCTTCACCTTTGTCAACTGATCCGTCTAACCTATTCGGGTGTCCCATTTTGTTTCTCCTGTTGTGTTTGCCAAAAATAATCATCGGTGTCTCCAAGGCGTCCCCAGTCGATTCCTGCCTCTACTTGGTATTCTATGGTAGATACTTTAAAGTCAGGGAACTTGGGTTCCTCAGGGGTAATAGAGAGGTCATACAGACGCATCCTGTTATTAGGATACAATGCATACTGACCATTGTTCAATGCGATGCAATTATGTGATTTGTGCTCTTGTGGCACCTCACTTACATTATTATCTATTACATCCGGGTTTGCATGGTAGTTATCAAGTGTAAACAAATATTGTCCTCTCATGAGACCATGATCTCTAGTAAAGACCTCACAGTCCATTGATGAGACAAATCCTTTGTTGATTGCCATGACACCATAATCCATACAATTCCAGAATTGTAGGTTCTCCAAACTCATGTCTATGACTGGAGTTTCGGGGGACCGTACAAATGCACTAATGGGTAGTTTGTCATACATTGCACCATATTCTGGCAAGTATGTCTCAAAGTAAAAAGCACGCCCAGGTATGCTTTTAGCAGCAACCCAGACGCCCTCAACAAACTCCCCATGTCCATCTTGATGATCTCGTAAGTACTCCCTACGAACCCAAACTTTCTCTGCAGGAAGATTGCAAATTAAATTCATCCCCTACCTTGTCCTCTGTAACGTTTCTTTGCATTGTTGCGTGATGTAGCAGTATACTTAGTGTGCTTACCACGTCCTTGACGAGTACGCTTCGGACGAGACTCAATTGTGTCTGCTCCTGATAGTCCAACTCTGCTCTTTGCCATTGCCTTTTATCGTTTGACTCCTGTATTATAGCACATAACTGCTATGCTGCAAATACTGTCCATGATGCCTCTGCCATTAATGCTCCACCAGGTGCTAGGGTGTCGCCAAGTCTCATCGCACCAGTTCCATTAATGATTACTTTCGTTGAACCTACCGCTGCTACATCACCATGCACATCATTGCCACATGTATGGGGTGTGAAGGAGTCTCCAACCTTATGAGCAGGCAATCCGTTGATTAAGACATTAGGAGATGCTGTGATGCCCACAGAAGGTGCATAGCATCCATGTCCAGTAGTAATGTCTGCCATTCTTGACATCGGTCTAAGGGTTTTCATTGTCTACGTCCAAGAATCCGTTCTGTAATCCTATGTAGTATGCTAATCGATTTGCTGCAGGTGTCCAATTGTTCTGTACTAACATACTACCTTGGAAACTAGTGACAAATGGCGGACATGTATGAGTTACAATTAATGTATAGTTATATTTCATAATCTCAATGAAACTTGGTTTCCATTTAGTCCAACTACTAATCTCCGGTACTAATGCTTGCAAATAATCATTACCATACGTTAATACACTCGCAGGATCAAATGGTGCTAACTCATCTAGTTGTAATGCAAACCCAGGTCCAGGAAAAAGATCATTAGTAATTTTTTCAATACCTTCCGGTACATCAGCAAATGGTAATACTTTCTTCCCTTCTAATAAACTTACAGACGTTAAACGATTTTGATCCGTAATCGGCGCGTTCGGTGTTATGCTCCCATCAATAGGATCTAATGTCGGTGAATTCCTATAATATGACGCATAGATGTACTCGGCGTCATAAAAATATTTCTCCCCGTAGAATCCCTTCAGAGGTGCCACTAATGCCATCGTGGGACTAGGTGGTCCTGCAATCGTTCCATACGTTATAGAGGGTTCTGCAAACGCTGGTAGAAGGAATGCTGGGATGTCTGTTACTGGTCTGTCAGCAATGTCCGACAGTTTAATAATATTACACCCTGATCCTGTACCACCCGTTATGCCCTGCCCAGGTACTAACGTGATACTTGTGATTAACTCGGGTAATAAATTGACAGGACATCCTCCCACTGCTTGCACAGTTATCGTCATCGCTGGGTTGATTGTCTCGTATAATATCGGATTCGGCGCAATCCTTGCTGTGTCCTGATACAATGGCACCGTGGGATTCGGATTCAATACAAATGGACCCGTTCCTAGTACTTCATTGTTTGGCACGATTACTACAGGCATTATACTGTCTTCGCAACCTGTAAAAGATCTTTCTTGATTCCTTCTACATTATTGTGAAGATAATCTAATGTCTCTGAGAGACTCTCGTAATCAGATACCGTGGGACGACGATACATCAATTGTGGTCGCTCCAGCTGCGATATTCGTTGGTCCAGGCTCGTCAACCTCTCGGACAGCTTCAGGAGTGCGCTCTCCAATTTCTGCTGCTGCTGTTGCAACTCTTCCATCGTTTTGATCTCCTCTCATGTATGCTTCTGATGCTCTCGACTCAAACTCATCACAGAACTTATCAAAGTTCTCTAGAATCCTATCGTAATTACTATAATCGACTTTTTCGGGCATTTTTTTGCTGGGAAAATTTTTCAAGTTTTGAGGTTTCTAAAAAACCATTTTCAAAAATATTTAGCGGTCGTCTGGATACTTTTGTAGGTTAGGAGGGACCCATGGATTTTCGCTTGGCGCATCGCTAAGGGCGCTAGGGGGGGCATATAACAGTCCGAAGACTGTCTACCCCTGTGCCCTGTCC